CAAGGTGTCGTCGTGGGCACCGCAGGCATTTTTGAGAAACGACGTCTTGTCTGACTACGACGGCAAAACGCAGTCTGTTGTCATCGGCCCAAGCAAAGTTCCGTGGCTAAATCAGCTGCACGAGCTCGGTGGCCAGGTCGGAGTCTGGGTGCAGCACACTCGATACCCGGTGAAGGAGTACGGTGGGCATCAGGTGCCAAGAAAGTTTCAGCGGCAGACAACCACAAGTGGTCGCGGTCGCAAGCGGAAGCGGGCGAGCGGTGCCTACGTCGGCATTTTTGACAACACCAGCGGAAATTTCCATGTAGGTACGAGGACCGTCCGCGGACGCCACTACATGCAAAACGGGCTCCAATCGTCGCTCCACAAAATTCCGCAGCAGTTCCACCGGACGATCCGCGGCGTCTGAAAGTGACCGGCATACCCGGTCAGAAGGCCGCCATGCGTGACATACCGTGAGCGAACCAGCCAAGCCGGCTGTTCCTCGCGAGATCACGTATGCCTACCACGATTACCCTTGGCAAGGACGTCTCCGTCACTGGCGTTTCCAACGCCCGTAGCTGCACCGTCACCAATACGGCGTCGGAAGTTGACGTGACGAAATTCGGCGACACTGCCCGCAAGTTCCGCAAGGCGCTCGTAGAGCAGACCATTGAGGTTGAGTGCGTTGACGCTCCTGGCGTGACCATCGGCGGGACGTTCACGATCGCCGGAACACAAACCGGCAACGCGACCTACATCTGCACGAGCATTTCGGAAAGCCAGCCGCTTGAGGGCATTGTGACATACACGGTCTCTGGCTCCCGCACCACCAGCTCGTAACTCCAAGAGGATCACATGGCCATTACGCTTGGCAAGGACTCAGGCAACACGCCTCCGTTTGGCACAGGGATTATCTCTGCGACCTATACGCAGGAATGCGAAACGATTGACATCAGCAACCGAGACAACATCGGAGGCACTTCTGGCCTTCCTGGCTACAAGGCTTCGCGAGCGGGCTTTGTGACGAAGACGTGGGAGATTGAGTGCCACGACCCGGCAGGGCTTGTCAGCGCGCTCACGACTGACGTCACAGGATGGACTGTCATGAGCGTCACCGAGAACATTTCCATTGAAGGTGCGGTGACGTTTACGGTGACAGCGAAGGAGTTCTGACCCGTGGCGATCACGCTCGGGAAGGACTGCCAGATCAGCCTCGGCGGCACTGTTGCTAGTGCGAGAAACGTCACGCTTTCGGAGACGGCTCGCACTATTGATGTCAACGCCTTTGGCAGCCGGTATGCGACTGTCTACAGCACTGGCTACGAGTGCGCAGTGCAGGTGGAGCTACTTGATGCTGCCGCGCTTGGATCAGCATTCACTCGCTTGCACGCCGGGACTCGTTTCACTGTGCAGGGTGGTGCCGCCAACTTTTCGTTTGAGGCGATCGTCACTGGCATTACCGAGTCCGATCCGATTGATGGCGTCGTAGTCTGCACGATTGAGGCCAAGATGACGCATCAGAGCTTGAGGTAGTCGTGCGAGAGTTCAAAGACGAGGAAGGCAGGCCGTGGCGTGTGGCGCTGACCATTGGGTCTGTGCTGCGCGTCAAGGACATGGTGCAGGTGGACGTCGTGGACGAGTCCACTGGCCAGGTGGCAAGGCGCCCCTTTGACATGGCCGACGCCGGACAGATTGCTCAGACGTTTCAAGTCCTTCGGAGCCAATTTGCGACTATTGGCGAGGTGCTCTACGCCGTGCTTGTGAAGCAGGTGGAGGAGCGAAAGCTCTCGCGAGAGGAATTCCTTGACGGGCTCCGCGGTGAGTCGCTTGAGGCTGCGTCCACTGTGCTCGAGCAGGAGCTCGTCGATTTTTTCCCGCCGCGCCTCCGCAAGATGGTCGCACTGTTGGCACAAAAAATGGCAGAGGTCGCCAACGAGATGATGACCAAGGCGGAGGCGAGCCTGGAGGCGGCGACGATCGAGAGCCTGTCAGGGCAATCTGGGACTGCGTCTGGGAAGCAGCAGGAATCCTCGGGGTCCACCCAGGCAAGTGGACAATCAGACAGCTCTTTGCCGCTCGCGACAGCCGCCTAGAGCACGAGTGGTGGCACACTGCGAGCATTCTTGCCCAGCAAGCAAACATCAATCGTGACAAATCCTCGCCAAAGGCAGACCCTCGGAAGCTGAATCCATACGCCAAAAAGGCCAAGCCGAAGCAGGCTACGCCGCAGGATCTTGAGCGGCTTTTTGGCAAGGATTGGCAGAAACACGTCTAGGAATCTGCGATGTCTGCCAGTGGCATTCGGATGGGGCGCGTCTTCGTCGAGATCGGCGCGGACGCAGCCAAGTTCTTCACGACGCTTGGCACTGTCAACAAAGAGATCGGCAAGATCGGCCGGTCAATGGCGTCCGTTGGCACCAGAATGGCCGGCGTGGGCGTCGGATTGGCGGCTCCCATTGCCGCTGCCGTCAGGCAGGGCACCAACTTTGAGTCAGTGCTGCTGAACATCAAGGCAAGCACTGGTGCGACTGTCGCGGAGGTCGAACAGATCAGGAACGCTGCGATGGGCATGTCGGAAGCCCTTGGCGTCGGCCCCACGGCTGCAACGCAGGGCATGCTTGAGCTGCTCAAGGCCGGCATGAAGGTGGAGCAGGTTCTTGGCGGTGCTGGCCAAGCCGCAATGCAATTTGCCAAGGTTGGCGAAATGGACATCGCCAGGGCTGCCGTGGTGATGTCCGACTCGATGAACGTGTTCGGTGTGTCTGGGGCCAAGGCTGCCGACACGCTTTCATCGGCGGCTGATGCGTCCAGCACCTCGATTGAGCAGATCGCGGAAGCGTTCTCCATGTCGTCGGCGGTGGCTGGCCTGGCGAACCAAAGCATTGACGACTTGTCGTCATCGCTGGCAATCTTGGCCAACAACGGAGTGAAGGGCAGCGACGCTGGCACCAGCATCAAGACCATGCTGATGCGGTTGATGGCACCGGCGGACGACGCCGCAGGCGCACTTGCGCAGGTGGGCCTGTCGACGCAGTCGTTCCGCGGCGCTGATGGCAAGATGCGGCCGATGGTTGAGATCATCAATGCGCTGAACCAAGCCATGCAGGGCTTGGATCAGACGGCAAAGGATGATCTATTCCGCCGCATCTTTGGGGCGGATGCCATTCGGTCAGCAGCGATCCTTTCGACTGCGGGCGTTGCTGGCTTCAAAGGCATGCGTGCCCAGATGGGAAACGCGATGTCCGTGGGCGACAAATTCAACGTGATGATGTCTGGCTTGGCTGGTACAGGATTGCGAGTGTCTGCGGCAATGGAGCGACTTGCGATATCCGTGTCCACAGCTGTGTCGCCTGCCGTGTCAGCAGCCGCCGTGTACGTCACTGGTTTCGCCACCGGCCTGGCGTCGCTGATTTCCGAAAACAAAGAACTGGTCATGTTTCTCGCCAAGCTGGCTGCCGGGTTGGTTATTTCTGGCGGTGCACTGGCTGGCGTTGGCATTGCAATCCAAGGAGTCAGCTTTGGCTTTGCTGGACTTGGCAAGGCGGCATATCTGGTTGTCACGCCGCTTGCACTAATCGTGTCCACAGCGTTTGGCATCGCCGCGTCGTTTGTCGGCGCGTTGGTCAGTGCCGTCACCTATGCCACTGGTGCTATCGCAGCCGCCACGGCGACTGCAGCTGCCTGGGGGCTGGCAAACGTGCCATTGATTGCAATGGCTGGCGCATTCCTGGCGATCGGCGGTCTCGCGGCTGGCGTGGTTGCCAGCCTCGTTAGCGGTGCCGCAGATGTGGCTGCTGCATTCGGCACCGCCATGCAGCCTTCCATTGAGCGGGCCGGCGAGGCTTTCGTTGAGATCAAGCGCATCGGCATTGATGCCTTTGGTGCAATCAAGGACGCCATAGCTGGCGGCGACCTGCAAGGTGCAATGGAAGTGGCAATCGCAGGTCTGCAGGCGGCCTTCGCTGTTGGCTCTCGTGCGTTCATGGATTCCGTGGACGAGTGGGGCACGAACCTCGTCAACGCTTTTGATT